GCCGATAGCCGAAGTTTCGCAATTCTCCAATGCTGAAGTCTGATTAACACCTCGACTAGTAACTGTCTCTTCCGCGAGCCCAGTTGCCCACGCAACACTATCTGTAGCAGTTTTGAATAGATACGCTTTAACAACATATCGATTACTCTCGATAACTTCCAATTCAGTTGAAATACGAAAATCTGGATAGTCCTTAATAAATTTTTCAAGTCTCACCTCTACTGGTTCATAATCGGCTAAATTAAACATATAATTCATCCTCCTCTGTTTTTAATTCACAGGCTAATGCTAGATAAGCACAGGCATCGATGTATGAGTCAATGTGTCCCGGAGATTCTTGGATTCTTGAGAGTTTGACCTCGACCATTGCAAGACAAGCTTGGTAGTCCTCGATTGGGAAATCAAGTAAATTGGTAAGTCTCCGAGCGATCCGATCTTGGTTGATTTTCGGATGACCATAGATTGCACCACGATCTTGCATGACATCGGTTGCACTTTGTAATACTTCCTTGGCTTTCATTCTTGCCAAAATTCTTGACGGTTTACAGCTCGACCTCGATGATAACCCTCACGAAATCCTTTGTTGTAATTACCCTCTGCTACATGTGCATAAATTATTCCTACCAATATCGGAAACAGCAATAACGCTGCCCCGATAATCTGATTGTCTGTCATTTTGCTCCCTTTTCTATAATTTTTATGATCCACACTTTTCACACCACATAGAAGAATTGCCTTGCCATTTAAGAGCTAGTTTTTTTGTCTTAAAATCACAAGTAAAACCATGCTCGCAAACCAATGTCCAAAACTCTTCTTTAATGAGTGTTGCTGTGTTTTTCATGGCTTTAGTGAACCACAGATATCAGACTATTTGGCTTTCTTTTGATAACGAAATGGTAACGATTCTGCATCATCTACCGCGTTATCTATTGTCCGCCTTAGCGGAATTATGTCTTTAACGAGGTCGTCCATAGACTTTACCGTTAACTATAAATGTGCCGTTCTTTTCTATGTAAATTAGATCAACTTGGACATTTTTGCCATGAATGTACATAATCGCAAATGCTTGTTGCCAATTAGCCGTTCCACGGGTGTATGCAGCCTGTTTGAAGTCCATTAGGTTGCCTACCTCAACACCATGCAGAACACGCCCCAAACGGCCTCCTATGGCTTCTGAGAAGGATGTACGCCCTGCTCTGTGAGTGTGTCCAGAGATAATATTCGAACCTGTACGCCTAGCAGCTTCCATTGCGCTTAAACCGCCCTGTGACTTAATAGGTGTGTGATCCCCATGAACCGCCACCCAATTAGGAGCTAGTGGCATGGGCTTCTTCCAAAATGTAATCCCAAGCTCATCAAATTTCATGAATTTTTCAAATCGTAATTCCGGCAAAGATAGGAAACTAGGTATCTTCTTCATAATGATGTTGTATAAGCGATCTGTATGATTTGACCTAATGCAGTCAGTTACGCCCAGTTCCCATAGAAGCTCGACACAGCGATTACGATCATCGCCCAGGGTTTGCTCGTAGGCTCCTGGAGTTCCATCAGACCACTTGCTTATAGTCTGAAAGTCGATCTCATCGCCAATCGTGACTGTTTGATCTGGTTTAAATGTTGCTAAAAATTTAGAGATGTTGCGTGTTACATGTACATCTTCAAAAGGGACTTGAAGATCACTCAAAATAACAATTCGCTTAATCGTCATCCTCATCTTCGTAATCGCCGAACCTTTCTGGATCGACTGGAGATGGCAAAATCCAAGCAGGATAGGCTGTTGGCTCAATGATGATTGCTAATGCTAAATCGACATCAAATCCTGCTCTACGCAATGCTCGGTACATCTCTTGAAGGCTAATAGCCCAAGCATCAAGAGCTGAATAAGTATCTAGGTCTATAACCTTTTTTCTTGCCATGTGTTAATTGTCACTTCTCTAGGATACGAAGTATGGTTTCGACACGCGCCTCAAGTAGGTTAATTTGATCGCGCATCGATGAGCCACTATTTGGCTTTAGTTCTTGAAGGTAATGCTTTACTAACCAACGCACCGAGCCAATAAATGAACCAATAACGGTCGTAGCAGCAACAGCAAGAACCGCCATGTCCTCCACAGTCATTATCTTTTAGGTGTTGCATATCCAAATATGCCTGACAGTACTGACCACAAAATGGCTCGGTAATCAACATCAAAATTAGTCGCAGACCAAGCTGCTAGAAATGCTCCAGCCGCTAGAAATGCCGGGTTCTTTAGTTTCATATTTTGCCTCCTAGTAGTGGGATTTGAAAAAACGAACTATCTTTGTCGCCAGCTTCTGTAAAGCTGATGTGGATGTGCTTGATGTGTGGATTTGTACCCCTGTACTTAATCCATCTCCACAGCGTTCTCTTGCTCGCAATTCGCTTGTTAAATATGACATATGCAATGCGCTTATCTGACTTGGCGTTAACTCGTATCTGATCGGCAAGGTAATGAGCTGTGGCATCTTTCCCATCGAGAGAAGCATCGAGATCGAAAGCACGGACGAACCCTGTACGAACGCAAGGGTTGTGATCGCTCTTGGTCTTTGAGTGCCGGGCATCTCCGTAAGTTCCGTCAGAACGACGGTCTCTGTCAGGATAAGCATCGTCTGCCTGCTCTCTAAATTGGATTACAGATTTACTGAGTCGAGGTTTCATCCAAGTAGAATTGCCGCTTCATCGGCAGTTAAGCCTAAGCGATCAAGTATTGCTTGGCGAGCAGTTGCTTTTGCTTCTGCTTCTGCTTTCTTAGCAGCGTATTCGGCTTGCTCAGCTTGATAATTAGCAAACTCATCATCTGTCATTTCTCTGTCAATGATTTCATCTGTCTCTGTGTTATGGATTCTGACCATTGGCTTTGATGTTGTCTTAGGCATTATTTAACTCCATAAAGTAGGACGGTTCCAGTTGAAAGATTGCCACCAGCGTTGCTAAAAACTATTGAAGAGACGGCTGTATTACTAGCCAAGATTCCAGCGCCGCGTGTGACTATGCGCTCAGAACCCCCATTTAAAAATCCGCCTACAAAATTAAAAGTTTTATAAGCTGATGTGGATGCATAATTGTTAATCGTTAAAATAAAAGCATTGTTTGCATCAGTTCTATTCAAATCTTGGTCAGGGCTAAGGGCGATGTTTGAACTAGGGCCTCTTCCGCCGTTGTTTGAACGCTCTGTGAATCCAGTTTGAGCAGTTGAAGCATTGTTTGGATTAGCCAAAAAAGCGCCTGTTGTAGTTGCGTTTGTTGCTCCAGAAATAATAAAAACTAAATCATTGTAAGTTTGATTTATGCTTGAAATTGTTACGGTTGCACCTGAAAGAGTTGTGGTTGATAGTAAGGTCATTCCACCTGCTGAAATTGCGCCCCATGCTGGAACACCGCCAGTAATTGTTAAATACTGTCCGTTTGAGCCAATGCCAAGACGGGTGTTTGTGTTAGCAGTTGCCGAACGATACTCAATATCTCCAAGCGTAGTTGAAGGGTTTAGCGCCTTAGTAGTCGTGTCAATAGATGAACCAAGAGTGCGGATAGCCGCCGCGCCATCTTTGACTAGGTCAGTATCATTAGGGGTAGTCCACCCATAATTGGTTGTCGTTGCCATCTATTCTCCTTGATTAGGCTACTATTGTAGCGTTATTCCAGTCCAAAGTAGGACTTATTGTGTTCCATGATTCGGTGATTGGTACATTGTTCCATCTAAACGCCTGCAAGCTGAAAGCAACTGGCGAGACTATGACAGTCAAATCTAAAGCGTTAAATCGGCTAGTCCAAGTCCAGCCCTCAACAAACCCCTGATAGCGACCATCTGCGATATTGGCTGGCAAGTCCTCAATGTCCAAAGGTAAGCCCATGAATATGTTTAGAGCCTGATCGCGTGATGCATCTGGGATATTAGGATTAGTCAATGGAAAGGTAATCGCCTTAAATTGATCTTGAGGATAAGCCCTAATTGCTAAATAAAAGGCTGCCTGATCTTCTGCATCGGCTTTAAGTTCAATGCTTGTTAAAATGTTTTGTGCTTGATATCCGTAAGTCGCAATAGATGCAGCATCGGATGCAGTTTCCTGTTGATTGTTTTTATAGGTAATTGTGACCTCATTGCGTAGATCACCCAAGCGCCTTGATGTGGCAATACCAGAAGCATAAGCCCAGCCTGCATCGACATAGGCATAACCATTAGCTGCTAGGTATTCACCGCGATGAGTGCTGTCTGCATATCCGATACGCCCGGCACTATCTTCGTAAATGTATCCAAGCCCTGAACGAGCTAATCCTGCAACAAGGCTATAAACATCTGTGGTGCTAGCAGATCGAGCAGTAAGTTCATAATCCCCGGGCTGATCAATTTCACCTAATCCAGAGTTCTCAGCATTAGCCCAAGTGGTTGTTGCATTATAAGCAGCCCATGTTTCTGCTGCTGGAACTTGATTCCATTGGTTAAACAAAAGAGCAGATAAAATTGAATAAATCTGGTCCCCATCGTTAGCCTTAACCAATACGCCTTCAGTTAAGGTTTTAGGCAGTTTAGATAAAGCCCCTAGTGCTGTGACGGTAATAGCCTGTGTAATGGCTGGCTCACCTGTTCTAACTGTTACATCGATATCTGTAACATCTCCACCAAAAATAGGGATGTAAGTGCCAGTTGAATCTTTGACCTTAATAACTACTGAATCATTAACATCAAATCCTGTAGCAGCTTGATTTAAGTTTAAAATGGTAAAACGGCCATAGCCTGCAACAGGCTGAGAATAGATGTCTGAGCGCCCTGAAGTAATAGTCAGATTGGCAATAGTTAGATCGGTAACATCTCCAAGCCCATTAACCTCAACTGCATATTCTGGAGTCCATATTGTCATGCAAAAGCACCAGCACCCAAAGTTCCACGATAAGAAGATTGGTTAAGCACTTCAACGATCTGTCGAGCTGTTGACTCTGAATCGATGGCTCCATTGACTGTAATGTTGTTGTTGTAATTAACTGCTTGCCCTGAATATCCACCGCTAGGAGCCATTGGGACGAATGGAGCATTAGTAATCCCCGGGCTAGATGTTGTCATGCTTACATTGCTAGCACCGCCACCAAAGCCTAAGAAATTTTTGACTTTGTTTCCTGCTTCGAATAAAAGTTGGAACGCTCTAATAAGTTTTCCAACGGCATCTAAGGCTTCATTTATAACAAATGCAATTACTTCAAACGCTACTTTGAAAGCACCGCCTAAGAATGGTGCTAGGACATTTTTAAGGAATGACCATAGACCAGCAAAAGCTTCTTCATTATCCATAACCGCTTTTTTAATACTGTTAAAAATCTTTTGGAGACCTTCAAAGATTGGAACCAAGATAGTCTGAGCAACTCTTGCTATTTCAGTAAATGCGTTTTTAAGTCCGCTTCCACCTTCAAAGCCTTCAACAAAGGCTGTAATGGCAGGAACTACATACTTAACAATGTTTTCAACTAAAGGAGTAATAGCATCAAGAATAAATGCCCCGACTGTTTCCTTAGCTTCATCAAAAGCTATAGATAGGCGAGCCATCTTTCCTTGAAAGGTATCTGCCTGGATAGTTGCTTGCCCTTCAAAGGTTGCAGCTAGTTTGGCTGTTATCTGTTCGAAATCAAGGGTTTTAAGTTCTGCCTTAGTAAGACCTACCCCAAGCCTTGAAAGCCCGGCTAAATTGCCTTCTTGGGCCTTTGAGAGGCTTTCTGTGACCGCCTGTAGGCTCTTGCCAGTACCGGCAGCAATATCGATTGCAATGGACTGAAGCTTCTGTGCTTTAGTAACATCGCCAGTTGCCCGAGTCAATCGATCTAGCGATGGACGAAGCTGATCGTCTGTGATCCCGAATAGTAAAGATTGCTTGAGAACATAATCTTCTGTTGCAGCAATTTGAGCATCTGTAGCGCCTGTAACATTTCTTAATGTAGCAGCGAGTTTAGCCTGGGCAGCTTCATCTTCAATAGCAGACTTAACACCATCGATTGCTAACTTGCCAGCATAGGCAGCGGCAGCAACGCCAGCAGCTAAGAATGCAGCGCCAGCGACCTTGCCAAACTTTGTAATCTTACTGCCAAATGTTGTAACTTCATTATCAGCTTGATTTATATTCTTGGTAAAGTTATCTATATCAGCAAGGAGTTTAAGGGTTAAGGCTCTACTTGTTCCAGCCATTATGTCCACTCCTTCAAAATCTTATCAAACGATTTAGTCCACTCAGCTACAATGTAAGGCTGAATTTTGCGAAGCGTTGGATAAATAAACCAACCCTTAGAGCCGCGAC